GCAACTGATTAATAGTTGCAGCAGTAGCAGATGAAAGATCTGCATATAAACCAGAAGTAGAAGGAAGAGTAGTAGCAGTGTAATAAGCACCAGTACCATCAGAAGTAAATTGTCGCCAAGCGCCTGCATTATTCTGTACAGCCATATAAGAACCCTGCGATGCAGTAGTCTTAATAGGAGCTACAGTACCTAAAGGTAATGTCACAGCAGTGCCGCCCTTTTGAGGCCAAGGAAGCGCCGAAGTAAAATAATCGTGACGCTTACCACGACGTAACAAAGTGTAATTAACACTAGGAGTTGTATCAGGGCCATCGCCCTTATCAACAACAACAGAATTTTGTAAATTCTGATCTCTAAACCACTGGTTATAAATAAGATTATAAGCCCTTAAAGGCAACGCAGAGTGAGAAACCGTATTACTGTTGCCAACCTGCCCGACAGTAGGCAAGCCAAAATAGTCTTGCAACGAACCAACTGCATAACCTCCAGTTGGGGAAACTTGTTGAGGTACAGAGTAGGAAATAGAATCGGAAGGATTATCTTGTTCCCCCATAAACTTAACCCAATTGTTCCAAACCAAACGATTAGGTACGAAGAAGAAGAACGAGTCCAAATGGAGATTATCCATAACTGGGAATAGCGGAGTTGCCAAACGTCCGAACATAGTGACATTAACATTGAACGTATCACCAGGCAATACCTCCTCACACATAATAGGAACCAAATAACCACTATCAAAAGTGGTCTTTAGCGTTTTCTGCATCGAAAACTTAGAACGCGGGATATCCGCTTTAGGCACCATAGCAAAATTATGGGCACTAGCTGACTGATTATGAAACATCAAATACTCCTAAATAAAAAAGCACCCCCGAAGGGGTGCAAGGGTCAAACAGAATCAGACTTAATCACGTCCTTAGCACGGACGAGAACTGTGGGACTACCTTCACGAATAAAAGCTCCGTTTGAATCATCAAACTGTCCCAACAAATACAAATCGAAATCATCAGGATGCTTATTCAGTGGATTATCACCACTTACACGATTAACCTCGTCAGTAAAGTCGCGCACAGCGACATTACGATGAGGAACAAAAAACGGGCGGTTAAAAACTTCAGCTGCCCTATCTTTTACACAAACAACAAATTGCAACATTTTCTTGACCTTTATAAAATACGTTTTGATTGACTAACACGAGATTCGCTAACAAGACGTCTAGCGATCTTACGAACTGGCTGATTTTCATACATCCTCATTTCGGATTCCATATCAGACCTAACAGATTGCCGAAACTGCATATCCAAACTTAAATCATGACCTAACTCCTTTAAAAGATTTTTGTAATACCTAGGGACTGGCGCCCTAGAACCCTGACTCGTGATAACACTTCCAGTCGGAAAAACATCCGACATAAAGTAATCACGAAACCAACCTTTACTAATACCTTTAGACATTATCATAAACTCAGGATTAGGAAAGATTAACTCTCCAGTCTCTTTGTCTTGATGTAAGGGAAGTGGCATTAGTTTGTCCGAAGCCTTAATTTTCTTAAGTATATACCTAGCAATGTAAGCAGCACTCTCAAAATTTAACTCTCCTATTAGGTGATTCCCTATGGGGAAACCGTTGGCATCTGCCCAATGTTTAGCAACACTAGGAGATATGAAAGTCCTGTCGCCATTAGCACTACGACCAAAAAACACACGATCAGAATTAAAGTCCATTCCAAACAACGCAATATGAAAGTGAGGACGTCGGGTTTTTTCTCCATACTCGCCAGAAGCTACGTACTTGAATTTCATGCCTGCCTTACGCATGCGCTTGAAAAACCGCTGTAGATCGTCCTTCCATAATTGTCCATGTTCGGGTAGATGATCATCATCATACGTGAGGTTTAGCATACAGGACTCTTCGTGCATCATCTGTTCGTGGGTAATCCTTATCGCCCACTCCCGAGAATATGCCAGTCTGCACTCGATACATTGCCCGCATTTCAGCTGGCCATGTGTCGGATGAGACCAAAGAGAAGTACACACAATACCTTAGAAACGGATACCACCACGCATTGGGGCAGTAACAATATTAGCAAGCTGAGTCCGTCCGACATTATGTCTAAACTGCTTTGCTGAACTGTGTTTATGTACAGGTGAACGATGCAATGGTTTCATGTTTAACTCCTAAGGAAATTGGTGTCAATGGGCACAGTTACATCAAGTAACGAACTGTGCCCTACTATATCAGCTTTCCGACTTTGACGTCGGTTCCGCAGCTGAATCTTTCAATTCAGCAACGGCTGATGGAACAGCCAAACCCAAGCGAATCGCCTCTTCAGTATTTTCGGGATTAGCAAAAAACTCGAGGAACTCTTGGGGGCTATTATTAAAGCGAGCACGCACTTTAGCGTCCATACGCATAAAATTCTCGTCCGCCTGACGGACAGCGTTCATTGCGCTTTGGAAATCAAAGACGCCCTCATAATCAACATATTGAGGCATAGAAGCTGGAGTTGGTAAAACTCCAGACTTCATAAAACGATCAACAATCGTATTAATATCGGCTTCCTCTTTAAACTGCTGTTGAGTTAAAGAGGGATCCTCACACTTAAGACCAGACTGGTCACTAGCAAGATCCATATCATAATTATACGGAGAACGACAAAATACAGTTTTCATTTTCATTTCCTTTAAAAAAAACTTAGCCATTATTTTTTATGAATAATGGTTTTGGGAATAGAAGGCAGACGAGACATAACACGATCAACAACACCACCAATTAAATCTCCACCAATATCGGTGACAGACTTAATCTCTCTAGCATATACACCAATCATATCTGTATCTAATATAGCTTTCATTTCCATATCAGAAATTAATGATTTATTATGCATCTGAGCAACAGTTTCCTTCAAAACTTTGGTTGTCTCAGTTTCAGATTTAGTACGTTGATTAATGTATGCAGTATCAGCAGCCAAATTACTAGCAACAGCACGTAAACGCTTCTGTTCTAGTTCTTGAGTTTGCAAACCACCAGATAAAGTCTTTGATTCAAGTTCAATCTTTCCAATTTCATTAGCTATTTTGTCGATTGACTTTCCAATCAATTGGTTTTGTTCATACAAATTCATAGCAGTAGCACCAGAAGTAGTAGTCTGTTGTCTAGTGTAATTAATTTGTGAAGGAACCTGAGCAGAAGTAGCAGCTTGCGCTGCACCACTAACTGGAGACTGATAAGTAGCCATAGCACCAGATGGAGTGCTTGCGCCTCCACCCTTCATATAAGCCAACATAGGATTTAGACCAGCAGCTTGCATATCTTGAACCTGTCTTTGATAAGCAGTATTAGACATGCGCTCTTGGAAATCCATTTGAGCTTGTGCATTAGACTGATTAGCAGTATTAGTATCTTGTTGACCAAGATAACCCAACCCCCCAACAAGGAGGGTTGCAGCGGCAGCATCATCAATACCAAACATATTAGAAATGATCAATTAAACCGGGAACAGAATACATAGGCATAGGACGAGCAGCAATAATATTAAAAAACGCATCCAACAACAACTGCTGACCATTAGCAGCAGAACCAACAGCCAAATTACGAGACAAAGGCGGAGTATCCTGAATAAACGTATTGTTTAAAGTAGGGAGACTAGTAAATTTCTGCGAATAATGCCAAGGGTCAATAGTCCCCGCACTAGTGGACTTAAACAAACCAGTAATCTGCGATGGGTTGTAACGATACTCAGCCCATCTCTCTTGATAACCAAATACGTTGGAGTCATTAACAGAACCGTCACAGAAAATCTCCTTGTTCAAAACAGCTTGTTCGCCAAGAGTAGCAAAAGCAGGAAAATAAAAGTCATAGCGAGTGGAACGAGACCAAAACTTTCTAAGACCTTGCTGATAAGTAAGATCGGCACGGACAGATACCAAACCAATAACATGACCATGCTCCACAAACGACTGAGAAAAACCATGACCATTAGCCATGTAAGTTCCAAAAGCAGCCAAATTACCTTGAGGAGTAGTAGTACCAGACGCACCCGTACCTCCAGTTTGAGCAATAGGAGAAATATTAATTAAAGTAGAACCACCTCCCAAATATTCGGGACGTTGGAGCCTAGCATCAGGGCTACGTACGCCAAAATGCGCCGTAATAATTTCAGTATAACGAGTACCACCCCGAGCATCACGTTCAAGTAACTTCTGTATTTGAAAAGATTGACGCAACTGATTAATAGTTGCAGCAGTAGCAGATGAAAGATCTGCATATAAACCAGAAGTAGAAGGAAGAGTAGTAGCAGTGTAATAAGCACCAGTACCATCAGAAGTAAATTGTCGCCAAGC